TGTTGAGTTTAAAGATAAGTTATAAATTAAATTCCGGATCATTTAACATTCTTTCGTGAAACTCATCTATTTTTTTTAATCTTTTTTCCCAAGTTTCTCCTGTAGTATCTCCTAACTTGGGATTAATGCAGTTTGCGTCTTTAATTTTATTACAAACTAGACCTGCTAAATCTTCTTCCTTTCCAGGTTTTCCATTTGCCCAATAGAGTTGTCCTGCTATCCATCGTGTTCCACATTTAGAGCAGGTTTTAATTTCCATTTTCTTGTGTAGATAAAGATTGATTTTCTAAAGAGTTCAATCTGTCTTTGAGTTTGTAAAGTTCTTTATCAGTTATATTATATCTTTTTCCTTGGAAATAAAGATAAAACTCTTTAGAATTTTCATCATAACTGATGTCTATCATTTGTCTGCATTATTTAATGCACTATTTAGGATTATATTAAACATAGAAATAATTTGGACCTTTAAATTTTATTGAATTATCATAAACATTTCTATTTAACCACATATCAACATAATTATTTGTTCCTTCTAAACCAAGTGATTGAATATCTCCCCCTCTACTTGGTTTTCTTAAAGCAATAATTTTTTTGTCCCTATCTAAAACAAATCCTGTCAGTTTATTTAAATTATATCCATATGACTTTAAAATATTTTTTTCAATATTTAAACTTTTAAAATTTATATGATTTACTTGACCGTTGGTAAAAACTTTATGAAAATTTTCTTGTGACCTCATAACTGCTTTCCCTAAAAGTGTTGGTCCTCCAACATCTATTGCAGAAGTTCCATAAAATTGAATTTTGCAATGATGAACCATTATATCAATTGCAGTTTTCATAACATTCGATTTTGGTTTTGCGTAGATTATTGCATTATTAATTGCCCACCAAGGATCAGAAAATTCTGTCAAATCACGAAATGCAAAAAAATTTGCATCCTCCAAGTTTAAAGGAGAAAGGCATAAAAGACTTAGATCAATATAAAGACCTCCATAAAGATATAATAAACAATATCTTGCTAAATCTGCTTTGTATGCATAAGGTTTGAGTGAGTGGTATGATAAAATTACATCTTTTTGAAAATTATTTTTTATAATTTTTTCTATTTCTTTGCCAGAATATAAATGATATTGATAATTTGGATATAATTTTTTAATCTGAGATTGGCAGAACTGAATATATTTTGGAAGTTTTGGTGCGGTATTTTCAGAGTTTATAAGTATTTGGTGAATTTTCATTTAATAATTCAATTTAAACTTTTTATTATCATTAATAAAATTTTGATTTATTACTTCACTCCAATCTATAAATGGTGATATATGATTATTGTCGCAATGAGTGGAATATCCGGGTAAGCAAGATATCACATATTTATTATATTCTTGAGATAACTTCCAAAATTTATCATAATCTTTAGAAAAATGATATCCTTCTTCTTCTTTAATTCCATTTAGAGATGCTTCCTTATGAACTTCATAATCTTCTAAAAGTGTTGAGAATTTACAAGCAAAAGTATTTGTGGTGGCTGGTACTGCTCTCCAATGAGTACTTTTTGTTGCAAATAGTCTACACATAAATTCATCATTTAAAAAATAATCAAAATCATATAAAGTCACATATTCAGGTTCAAGGGAAAATCCCTCAAGTAATATTTCACACCAATTAGGACGATGTAAATAATCATCTTCTAAAAAATAAATGATAGTATCTGGAGAATAATTTTTTGATTTAACAAAATTCAATGTCTCGATAAAACTATCACACTCACTTCCGGTATTAATAATTTTTACATTTTTTTCATTGGCAAGAAAAGTTTTTTTTATATCACCATAAAATTCATCATAAACAATATGATATTCTGCAAGATTTAAATCTATAGTGTTTTTAAAATTATGAAATACTTTATATTTGTTAAACCAAGATGGCCTAGTGCGATCTGGAAGTTCTTGGAGTTTTGAATAATAGCAATGCCGTAAAAAAACTTGAATTGGTTTACTCATATTTAAATACTTGTTTTATTTCAATCAAAGGACAATATAAAGATTGGTCTATTATATATTTGCAAATTTTTGGCACTTTTGCTTCATATTTTTGAAAGTTAATTTTAATCGAATATCTTTTTAAATCATTTTCCCACTGGTTTTTATACTGCTCAATACTGTTTTCATTAGTTGCACAGTAAAAAGAAAATCTTGAATATTTTTTTAATTTATTTTTTAGTTTTTTTATAAAATCAATATTTCTACATGGAACAGACGAATTAACTTTACATAATTCTAAAGTTTTTAAATCAAAATCATCAAAAAATATACAGTCAAATTGTGATAATTTTTGATAAACTTCCTCCCATTTACCCAAAATAACATTAATTTGATGATTATATTTTTCTTTCCATTTTAATGCTCTTTTATAAGTTTCTTCATCACACTCAATTACAGTGTAAGAATTAATTGGAAATTTTTGAATTTCTGTTGCCGAATACCCAAGACCAAATCCAACCTCTAAAACATCTCCAAAAGGTTGAAGTTTTTGAATACATGCTTCCATATAAGGTTTTTCCCACTCCATCATAATCTGATGTTTTTGGGTGGAGTCTAAAAGAATATCTTTATTATACTTGTCTTTTGTTAGTATATTCATTGATATTGCAAATTTGAAATTTTAAAAATATTATTCATCATAAGAAAGATGTTGTATTTTTTCTTTAATTTTATCTATTGAATAAGTATAATTTTTTAAAAAATATGATGAAATAATAATTTTATCAAAATGATTATGATTTATATTATTCAATATACAATTAAAATTAAAGTCGTGTTTTTGGCGAGAAAATCTTTCTTCCATTTTATAGGAAGTGATTATTCCATTCTCCAATATGCAAATGGAAGTATCGTGAGCCAATATAGGTATTGATAATATTTTCATTCATTTAAAATATTTTTTAAGTCTTCTTTAATTTTTTCATAAATGTTTAAAATTTCATCATCTGTATATTCAATACATCCTTTATTTAATCTTTCTGCAAGATTTGATTGATACCCAGAAATTCTCATAGGCGAATAAACTGGTTTTTGTCTTTCGATAATTCTAAAGTAGTCTGGATATGACATATTAATTGCGTCAGTTCCACCCATAATTACACATCCTTTCGTTCCAGATGCTCTCGCTATATGTTGCCCTACAGTATCACATCCAATCAAGTAATCCACTTGAGAAATTACACCCATCCATTCACGAATATGGAGTTCTGGTTGTGGAACATAAACAAATTTATTTTCTTCAGATAGAAGATGTGAATATCCCATATAAATGATGTTGTAGTCGTCTGCAAGCAGTTCACAGAGTTTATCAAACATATTTTCTGGTAAAGACCTCAAACTATCATCATAAACTCCAATAGGGGATAATTGTGCTGTAGAACCATATGGATTAATGACAATTGTTTGCTCTTTACCTTGCAGTTCATAAGCAGAATAGATGATTTCTTGTCCTCTACGAATTTCTGCATGAGAAAGATTTAACGTTTCGTAGTTTAAATCATCATGTTCTTCTGTTTCATTAATAATTTCGTCAAATGCTTCTGCAAGTGATATTTTTCCTTTATAAAAATTTGGGAGACGATATGGTTCTGGAGAAACTACTTCATCCACTTTCATGAAATAGTTTTCCCAAACTCCTTTTGTATCTGGATTGATTGTTCTTTCTTGAAGTTCTGGAATACCAAGAGGAACGTAATCCCACCCCATAATTGATACATACCATTCTTCATCTGAATGATTTTGGTGATATTTAAGAAGTGCTGGAAGTGTTGTGATAATTCTTCCAATGCCACCATCAAGGTTAATAATTTTCATTTTACTTATATTGTAGTGTAATTTTATAAATAAAATTTGTTATTGATCAATAGAACCTTTAGGTAATGCAATTATATTAAATGAGATTGAGATACGTTCTTCATCGTGATTATTAGTTTCCACCGAATGAGGAAGATATGAAGGAAAAAGAAGAATGTTGCCTTCAACTGGTTCGATGCGAATACTTTCTGCAGTAAATTGATTTTTTTCTGAAGTTAAGTAGCAACCTTTCCACATACGATTAATTGCTGGATTTTGAAGAACCAACTTTCCACTTTCTTCTGGTATATGAAGATAGAACACACCAGAAAAAACTTCTCCATGCACATGTTCTCTATTCATACATTGCCGACTATCATTGATATTAATCCAAGAGTCGGTGAGAGCAATGTCGCAATCGATAAAATCGAGGTCTGCACATGCTTTAAATGCCATCTGACAAATGTATTCAAAAAGTGGTGCTAATTCTTCTTTTGCATGAAGAAATTTAGGTGATTGATATCCACTAACATTTGATTTTGTCTCTGAAGATGGATTTTCTTGCCTATATCTTTTACAAGCATCTAAAATAATTTCTTTTTTTTGTTCGAAGTCTGGATACTCACTTTGCCAAAATGGAATAGAGTAAATAGGCATTAAGTTCATAGTATTTTCAATCTATTTTTTATTAAATAATATTTAGATTTAATCATTAAACTATTATTGTGTAAAATTTATGTTGCGGTACACCTGAAGGCCCGGACATGGAACTCAAAACCAGACACAGCGTAGGGGCTGAGAACACCATTAAACATACTCACGCGATAACCGGCGCCGTAACCGTCCTCACTACTTGACCAGTACTGCTCGTTGGTGGTGGGGTCCCAATAAGATCTACAAAGATAACCATTGCCAAGCACAGTTGCATCGGGAACAAACCATCCACAAGAACCCATACAAGAGTTTGCAACAGTAACAGCATTATTACGATTAAGCCAACATCTTATTACTTCTGTGCAAGAAGGTGCAACAAACCATTTGGTTGTTCCTGGCCCGCAACAAATAAAATTACCGGCACAATCGGTGGGAACAACATTACAATTAAATTTTTTTCCAGTAAATGATTCTTTTAAGGTAAATCTTCCTGTACAACTACCTCTACCAGAACCAACATATCTATGCCCCAAAGTAAGTGTTGCACAGGGATCACAACTTAAACAATAGGGTGTTTTATTTGGTCCAATAACTCCACCATTACCACCAGTAGAACTTACTAATCTTTTATTTAAATTTGCCGGTCTAAAACGAGTCATAGTTTATTCTGGTTGAGATGGCCAAATTACATTCCTAGGATCTTCAGTGTTTGTTGGAAGATCTCTCAGTGCTTGGCGATAAGTAGCCCATGCAGTCTTTTTAGCACTTGTTAAAGGTGCATCTGCAAGTTGTGTTCTATCTGATATCATAAGTTTAAAATTTCTTTCTTGCCTCAATCTTCCCCATAAAAATTCATCAGGAATTGGTGTAGTTACCCAATCACCAACTTCAGAATCCCATTCTTGAGTTTCAATCTCAGAATTAAACTCAGGTTTTGTAAAAGGTCCAGTATAACCTGCTTTCACAAGTTCTTCATCAGTAAAGGAATCAACTCCAGTTCTGTATGTAACTGAACCCCAAGGTTCTTGCCAAAAGATTTCATGGGGAAGTGGTTGTGGTTCTTGTCCTTGATGTGAATAAAGTGCTATTGGATCTACCATTGTAATTCTCCTTTATTTAATATCAAAGATTAGTGATGTCTTCGTAAGAAACTACCAAATCAATGGAAGTATTTGCACTCGCTAAAGCAGTTAGTGAACGGGCCTCTTCTAAGTAAATTGAAGATGCTTTATCTAGCACAACAAGAGATGACTTGGTGGCAATATCGATACCATTTGCAATTGCAATTGTGGTTCCTGCACCCGCAGCACCTTGATTATATCTAATTGTAACGTTAGCTGTAGAAGCACTGTTATTTGCCGCAGTGATTACATTAACTTTGTATACTTTTCCACTACTAGCAGGATTGCTGAGAATAGTTTGTGATGAAGTTGTGAGTGTTAATGAGGTAGTAATACCAAGAATAGTTGTTACGCCTACAATATTCGGGGCCGCCATAATTCTTTATAAATTTGTTAATTTACTTTGATTATTTATAAACGTTTATGATCTTAACGGAGGATCTGATATAATTAGTTTGAGTGCAAATGATCTAGATATCGTTACTGTTGGTACATTTGTTAGTTCAGATCCATTTCCAATAAGGGACGTTGCAGTTATAATCCCCATGTTTGCATTTGATGTTGTCAAAAATCCAACCGTAGAAACTCCAGAAATATTAATATTTCCTTGGACGTTGGTTTTTCCAGTGGGTGGAAAAGAAACTTCATCTAGAAACGTTACGCTATCATTGCCATTTCTACTTACAACCGAATCAGTTTTTACTCTCATGACCTAAATGGCAATGGATCCATTAAGATTTTTAATGCTATTGCTTTTGAAACTGTTGCTGTAGGAATTCCTTGTAGTCCAGAACCATTTCCAATAAAGGACGTTGCAGTTATAATTCCGGATACATTTACGCCCAACGAAGATGTTACAAAACCTACTGTAGAAACTCCAGAAATATTAATGTTTCCTTGAACATTAGTTTTTTGACCTGTTGGAATTGTAGCACCGTAAGTTAAAGATGGTTGCCCATTATCATTTCTGTCTACAATTGTATTAACTCTAAGACGTGCCATTTTTAACCACCTATAATTGCAAAAGCAATAGATTTTGCTGCAGAAGCAACATTAATTCCAGTTAACCCAGAACCATTTCCAACAAAAGACGTTGCGGTTACAATTCCTGTGATATTTGCATTTGATGCTGTTAAAAACCCTACTGTAGAAACTCCAGAAATATTAATATTTCCTTGGATATTAATTTTTGCAGTAGATGGAATTGTGGCACCATAAGTTAATTCTACTGCACCTGTACCATTTAAGTCTGAAATACTATCTACTCTAATTTGTGATGGCATAATTGTTCCTCAACTAATAAGGTGAAGTGCGATAACTTTTCCTGAAGGAGTTCCAGGTACATTAGTAATTCGTGCTCCATTTCCAACAAAAGTCGTTGCAGTCATTGTACCTGATACATTTATATTATCAGCATTTAAAAAAGTTACGGTAGCAATTCCAGACGAAGCATTAATTATCATATTGCTTTCAGTAAAATTTTGAGTTGCTGGAAAAGTAACTCCTTTTGTAAACTCTACAGGTCCTGTTCCTGCTTCATTTGTTATTTTTTGAACTCTAAGTACTGACATAATCCCTCCTTTAAATAATAACGTAGGATACACCAGCACCTACAGTTACAGTAGTAGCTGAACCTGTAACTGTGATTGGTCCAATCATTGCGTAATTTGTTCCCTGATTAAAACTATCATCAAGTGTAATGCTTTCAAAAATTAATGATGAATTCGCAACTCCTCTGCACGATAAAATACCAGTTGTAGAAACTCCACCCCCACCACCTTGAATACTTACATCAACAGTTCCATTGGATAATCTAAAGGTGTTTCCAGTACCAATAAAGTTTAATTGAGTAACACCTGTACCAATTTGAGAACCACCCGATTGAATACCAATACCACCACCACCTTGAATACTGATGTCAACGGTGCCGCCTGAAACTCTAAAGGTGTTTCCAGTGCCAATAAAATTCAGTTGAGTTATGCCAACACCAGCAATAACAGAACTTGCAGATTGAATTCCTACACCTAAACCATAACGAGATATATCCCGTGCCTTTGTCATTTTATAATCTTTTTAATTATTTATATAAACTCAATAAAGAAACTAATTATTAATCTACCATCGTACAAATTTTTGCCAAATAAATTTTCTGGACCGTGTAAAAGATTTGCATCATAAAATAATATTCTATTGTAAATATTTTCAATTTTTATTTGTTGATTATTTTTAATTAAAATTGTTCCTGAGTTTTTTTGTGGTTGTGGCATTAGATAAACAACTCCAGCATAAACACAACCATCAGTATGCCATTTATAAACTTCAAAAGAAGGAATACATTCCTCTTTTGTTTTTTCTAAAGAATAGTGAAAGAAAGAATTTATTTTAAATTTGGATTTTTCGGTATCAAAAAAACTGCAAACTTCATCTAAAATTAATTCATTAATTGAATTAATTTTTATTGAATCGGATCTAAATCCTTTCCATCCATACTCAAAATTACTTATATTATAATTAGTTTCTAATCCAATTTTTCTTATTTTCTCTATGTCATCAAAAAAATTATCTCTATAAAAATACATAGAATTATTCATAAAAATTTTCATATGGATCATTTGACCATACTGTGTTATTAAAGTCTTCTAATTTTTTAGTATATTTTTTGTAAATATCTTCATATTGCTCTCCACTAAATCCACAATAAAGTTGTTTACAATCATTTTTTTGCATAGGACCAATCGTTGAATAACTTGAAGTTCTTATTAAATAATCTCCAATCATATTATCCAATAGAATATCGGTTGAACGAATTGGTGTTTTGTCTATAAAAAGTTCCGATTCTTTGGAAATTTGATTCCAAAAATCTGTTTTATATTTGGAACCATATCTGTAATGATGTGCAAGGGTTAATTGTTGTTGCCAAATACCAAAATGATATTGATTATTAGCGGCATAAAAATAACTAATATCTTTAAATTTTAAATAAGCACATATGATTTCAGCAAATATCTCATAATAATGCAAACTCAAAGCTTGTAAAGGTTCAAAGAAAAATAATCTGTTTCCATTATAGGCGCAGTACTTATTTTGTAATAAATTTTTTGCATATTTCTGTTTCCAATGTATATGATTGACTACATTACAGTTTTCAAACTTGTTAACTTTTTCTTCCATTTCTTTTGGATCAGAAATAGTAGAATCATATAGATAACCACATTTTGTTATTTTAAATTTCGGGAAAGGAAGTCCAAATTGCCAACCATCTTCTGTTGCTTTATGGATGGAATAAGTCTCATCTGTTTCTACATGATTTTGCACGTAAAGAATTCCAGAATTAACTGATTTGATATATGCTGGATAATATTCGTCATGATCAGAAAATCCTGTACAAAATATTACAAAGTCGTAAATTCTATTATTAATAATTACCTGATTATCAATAATTTTATATTCTTTTACATTTTCTGCTATGTAAGTAACAAATCCTTTTTCTTCTAGAATTTGGTGAACAAAAGGATTAAATTTGTTGGTTTCGAATTGCATTGACATTGCATTTTCAAAATTATGATAAAAGACATCATTTTTACCCCAATCAATAAATTTAATTCCGGTTTTAATAGCAGCAATTCCTTTTTGATATAATTCAGAAATACTAACTCCCGTCACGTTCCTTAGTAGTTCTGAAACTACAGGAGTCGTAGTTTCTCCAACGTTAACGTAAGGTATATTTGGATCATAGTAAATTTCAACATCAATGTTATGAGAGACACATTTTAAAGCTGTTATAATAGATGATGTACCTTTTCCAATAATAGCTACCTTCATTGTTGACAGTCTTAAAAAATATAATTATAATGTAAAATAAACTATATGTCAAATTTTATGGAAAATAACTTGCCAATAAATGAATCCTTTGACTGTTCATTTGAAAATTTTATTGGAAAGTTTGATAATGTATTTCACGATGATTTTATGGAATTTTTGTGTGAATATTGTGATAAGTCGGAGAATGTTATTTTTAGAAAAAATAAAAATATCAATGACAAACTAATATCACTCGAATCTTTTAATCCCCATGAAGCACATTTTCTCATGGAAGGAGTAAACCAATGTTTACTTAAGTATGTGCAAGAATATACGTGTCTTTCTTATTATAATTTTGTTAGCACTAGAGTAAATTTGCAAGTAACAGAACCTCCTACTGGGGGATTTCATAATTTTCATTCAGAAAATACTAGTTGGATAAACAGTTCTAGAACCTTAGTGTGGATGGTTTATTTAAATACAGTAAAAGATAAAGGTGAAACAGAATTTTACTTTTACAATAAAAGATATAAACCTCAAAAAGGAACAGTATTAATTTGGCCCGCAGGGTTTACCCATCTTCATAGGGGAAATAGTCCAGAAGAAAAAAAATATATTGCTACAGGATGGTATCAGGCTGATAATGATACAATTAATACTGTTAGTTTTAAAAAATAATTAATTTATCAATAAGGAAGATCTATTGGTTGTGGCATTTCTGGCCATGTAATTTTATTTGGACTAGAAAACTGTTGTGGAATATTTCTTAAATATTGCCTATAAGATAAAAATTCATTTTTTTTAGTTTCGCTTAATTGAGAATCTGGTAAAACAGACCAATCTGTTTTACTCAAAAGTTGATCTCTTTTAGATCTCACATTTCTCCATTGTTCTGCAAGTGCGCCATTTTTTTCATCTTCAGTAAAAGGAATAATATCAAATCCAGATCCATTCCAATTTATTTTTTCATTTGATGGGTCATAAACAGGTATTTCGTAAGGTCCAAAAAAACCCAACTCTGAAAGTTCTTCATTGGATTTTTCTTTTAAATTTGTAATTGTTAAACCGTCAGGTAATCTAAATCTTTCTGGAAGATTTTGTGGATAATTTTTTTGGTAAGAATACAACATAATTTTAAAGAGTTTGATTTGAATATTTATTGATTTATATTGGTAATCTATTGTTATAAAAATCGCCTAGATCATTTCCATTTAACCCAATTCCTTTTATAATTCTCAAATGTCCAAAATATCCTTTAGCTCCAAAACCAATTCTAATTGGATGATTATTTTGATTTATTGGAACATGTGGGTTAGTAAAATCATAGGTATTACGAAGAATACCATTTGTAAAAGTTCTCATTTTATTTCCATTCCTAGACCATCTATAATGATACCAAGTTGAACCGGACAGAGTTGTTGTTTGAAAAGCTTGAAAAACATTTGCGCCGTTACTATTATCAACATATAAAGTTGGAAGTGAATTTCCTTGATTTGCAGCATATTCAATATACCAAGGTCCTTGATTTGTTGAGGTATTTCTTGCTTCTACAACAGTTCCACCTTCGAACCACCCAGTTGATGTTCTATTAATGAATATATCAATTGTAAAATCAGAAGATCCCAAAGAAAAATTAGAATTTGCTGGAATGGTTATGAATCTATCCGATTGACCAGCATCATTGTACATGGATCCTCTAATTCCAAAATTATTTGATGGAGATGTAGTTGCAAATCCAACCGAAGCATTGGGAGCTGCGGTTACTATGCCGACACTGGATCCGCCAGATCCATATGCATCCCAACTAGTATTATCCAACGGAACATATAAAACTTGATAATCTTGAATAATATTATCAGAATACCAAGTTTTTCCCTTAGTCTCATTTTTTGTCTTTAGAGAACTAACATCATTAATATTCCAAATCCCAGATTTTTGTTTATCGTTTTTTAGCGATCCTGCTACATTTCCTACAAATTTGTTGAACATTTTTTTAATAACTTGTTGGTTGATTTGATGAATATGTTTTGGTGACTTTAGACAATGTATTTTTCAAATAATTTTCTCCTGGATTTAAAAGAGTTGTTCCTACTAATCTAAAGTTATGTACTTTTCCACTAACTGAAAAATTACCGTTTGTACTAGATCCTAAAGAAACTCTCGGTCCACTACTAACAGTAAATCCATGAGAAATGGATGTATTGTCTAGATATGATACGGTTGGTGTAATTCTAAGATGGTGCCATTCCGTATCAATAGAACTATAAAGAGTAGTTGAAGAGGTTCCTGTAGAATTAAAAATTACCAAATTCCCACTTGAATTAACTATTGTGAAAAATCCTTGAGTATTTAAAGTATTTCTAGTGTCTAACAATATTTGATTTGAAGAACTAGTTCCAGAATTTGTAAATTTAAAAAATACATCATATGTAAAATTTGATAAATTTGAAAAATTAGAATATATTGCTGCTCCATTTGCACCAACTTTGATTCCAGTAAATTGATCGGAAAATCCCTCATCACTAACTATTGTTTTTTCACTGGAACTTGTTGACCAGGATCCAGAAACATTTTGTAAATAAATTTTTTTATTTTTTCTATCTAAAAGATGAACATTACCCCTAATACTTGATGGACTTCCAGTAGCATCACTTCTTTTGACTAGATGAGAAGAGAGTCCGACTAGGATATTATCATATCCAGAAGTTTCGTTTGTAGTAATTTCAGTAAAGGAACCGAAAGTTCCATAAGCTGGATTTCTTCCATTACCGCCGGGTTTTGTAGACTCTCCGTACCATCCCGTATCATCGAAAGAGGCATATCCTGCAACACCCCACCCCGCTTGCCAAAAATTAGTAGTGGTCCCTCGTATCATAGACCATTGATATCCATCTCCACTCTGCCAAAATCTAGAACCATATGCGTTTATTAAACTCTTACTAGCAACAAGAGCAGTAAAACCACTTTCTTCTCCAGATGAAACTTCAGATATTAGAGTCCAATTTAATCCATCAGAACTTCTGTAAATTTTAGATATTCCACCCGAAATATTTACGACATAAAAATATCCAGATGGTACATGATAAATACAAGACCTTCTACTAACTCCACTAAAATTAAAATTAGGTAAAGTTGAAGAAGATACTAAAGACCAATTTTGTCCTCCATTAGTACTTCTATATAACAATCCAGCATAAGTAAAAGCAATACACGTTGCAGCAGTAGTAGATCCATTATCTATTGCCATCGTATATGGATCTGCGGCTAAAGTAGCTACAGAAGTTCCTGGGGGAGACCAACTAGTTGATCTATGAATTGAAGTTGCTTTTCCTGTTAGAAGTAAATCATTTGCATTTCCAGCAAGACAAAGAACTGCCTCTGACGATGTTGTCCATGAAGGAACTCCACCAGTAACCGTCGCCCAAGCTAATCGTCTAACCTCATAATTTCCACCCATAGAATAAATTGCAATTTTATTACTTCTATTATTTGCCCAATCATAAATACCGTATCCGAGAGTTACTCCAGCAGAATTTGACCATGTAACTCCTTTATTGTTTGTATATTGAATCTCACTGTAATTTCCCGTGTCAGATAGTCTAAATGCAACGTTTGTTGTTTCTATAGTAGGAACTGGTGAACTTCCACCTTGACCTGGTATACCATCAGTTACAAATGTTTCGAGGGATGGTCCAAATACTGTTCCACTTGAACTTGTGACGGATGTTATAGAACCAATTCCTATTCCTTTAATTCTTTCTCTTTCTATGGAATAAGTATTATACGTATAATAATTTTTTGCACCCATTGGATTTCTTCCAATGTATTGAACATCATCTTTTAACTGTTTAAAATCATCTGATTCTGTAGAATTAGATCCTAGAGCAACTCTAGTAATTTCATAATCACCCCCTTCATTGAAGGTAGATCTTTGATTATTTGTAAATATTCTTCTGTATATGGATGAGCTCATTTTTTTAACTTAGTGAATAAACTCCAGATGGATATCTTTTAGTGTTGCTAGTTGCAGGAGCTGGTGGTGAAAAATCTCCAAGATACTTTGCAATTCCAGAATATACTTTAAAATCTTGAATATATCCACTCCAGTATTCACTGTTGTTGCCAGCACTTTTTCCAATACTGACATTAGATGCTGTTATAATTCCGGTAAAACTAGTAGATCCAATTGATGTTCCATTTACAAATAAATTTATATAATTTGAATTTCGTTGTGCGGCAACATGAATCCACTGATTTGCTGTAATAGATGATACTGCAGTAAGAATATTATGACTATTAATATCAATTGCTAATTTATTTCCATTTGTATATAGTTTTATGTTAGATGATGCAGACTCTCTTTGTTCATAGATTGTTCTATTACCAGACCCTACATTTGTCGTATAAACATAAGATTCTATTAAAAAAGCTGCATTTGTTCCACCTACTATGCCGTGACTAGATGTTGAATCTGCAGTTAAATACTTGCTAGATCCATCAAAAGAGGAGGCTCCGTCATAATATTTATCAGATCTAGAAGAATCCCAAGAGACTGAGTTATTAGTTACAGTAATATTGTTGGAAGATAAATCAGCAATATTTGCGGTTGTTCCATTTGTAGAGTTCAATGGAAGACATATTTTTAAAAAATTAAAACAAACGTCCTGTGTTTGTTCATAGGAAATTCCAATATATCCACCATTAATATATCTACGAGTACACTTTTCCATTTATTTACGTCAATGTTTCATACGAGCAAATAGCCGTTAAATCATCAGCAGCACTAGCCTGTACAGTAATTGATTTGTTTTCCATTAAGTAAATAAATGATGTTTTGTCGATAATGTTAATTGCTGCATCCGGAGGAACTGTCACTGTACTTACAATTGGAACAGAAGTTCCTGCTCCAGCAGCGGATTCGTGATATTTCACAGTTATATCTGCTGAGTTTGTACCATCAATGTTACCTATAATAATAGATTCTAATTTAAAAATTTTATTGGAACTTGCAGGATTAGAAACTAAAGTGGTAACATTTGTTGTACTCAACGTAATAGCTGTAGTCACTCCATTAATTGTAGTTAGTGATAAAAGATTGGGAGTTGCCATTTTTATTAGTAGAATATGGAAGAGTATACGTAAATTTGCGAAGCTGTTGCTGTTAATTGTGGATTTGGAATTGTAACATCAACAGTATTTGATGTGGAGTTATATGACAATGTAGTTGCAGTTCCAGTGGTCCCTGTAATAAAGTTCAATGCAGTAACTCCGGATCCAATTAAGGATCCACCGCTATTTATACCAATTCCACTAATTCCACTTCCACCACCAGTAATATTAATTGTTGCAATTCCAGAGGATACTGTAATTGTTGAAATTCCTGCTCCACGGAAATCAAGAATTGTTGCACCTAAACCAATATTTGCATTTCCTGCAGTTGCAAGACCAACACCTCCAGTAATACTGATATTAACTGTTTTAGTTGAAGGATTATAACTAATTGAATTTCCAGTTCCTACAAAATTTAATGAAGTTACTACACCTGTTGTTACGTTAATTCCACCAGATTGAATACCAATATTAAATCCACCAGTAGCAGTTACAATACCGGATACATTTAAGTCTTTTGAATTTACCCCAGATGTAAAATTGGCAACGTCTGATGCTCTTGTCATTTTATAATCTTTTTAATTATTTATATCATCGTGCGTTTGATTGTCCGCCGAAGAGATTTTGTGCTGGTGCTTCTGCCCAAGCAGCGTATATGAAATTTGTACTTGATGGATTTATATTGGTATTATTATTTCTAATTTTAACTCCATTGCTGACAAAATCAATAATGTGTCCAGTGCTTGCTGAATCTGTAGAATCACCTGTTGATAAATTCCAAAATCCAATTGTACCCATAGGATTATAAGTATTTCTTTCTTTATCCCAAACAAGCCAGTTTCTATTTGTTCCACCTGTTGTTATATCTTTGTGCATAAAAAGTGCCGGTTTAAATCCTAGATTGATAAATGGACCATCTGCAGAATTATTTCCGGCGTATATACCAAATTTACTGAAACCGGGGATTTCTGCCCACAGGTAAGCAATCACAGTTTCATTTGTAGTATGTGCTTGCCCTGCTCCTGTACTAAATCCAAAGGTTGAACTTGATGGTAAAGAACTTCCCCATATATTATCATTACCACCGTTAGAGTTGGTTATTGTTGCACCCGTTGTGCTTAATTGTAAATATTTTGTGACTGTATCCGTTGTGCTTGAATGATATACCCACCAGGGCCCACCGTTTCTAGTGCGAGATTTCATAATAATAAATTTTGGAATGTTGTTCAATCCGTGAGATACTGAATAATTACCATTAGATGATTGACTACTGAAATTTATAATACTAAACCCACTCTTTGTATTCACAGAAGCACCAGTAGGAGTAATCGTACCAGCAGTTAATCCAGCAGCAGCTGCAGTTGAGTATCCTAT